GGGTCGATCCCGAGCGCGCCGGTCAGCACGGTCCTGCCGGCCGGCGACGCGTCGTCGTTCTTGCGCTTCGGCGGCTTGATGTCAGGAGCACGCGCGGACTGCGTGCCAGGCTCGATGCCCGGCAGCGAGGGCAGGTCCGGCATCTTCGGCGGCTTCATGGCCTGGTAGCCGGCGCGTGCCGCCTCGCTACCGCCCACGGTGGCGCCGGCTGCAACACCACGCACGAGCAGGTTGTTCGAGGACAACGGATTAAGGTTCGGACTGCACATGGTGGTCTCCCTACGCCGCTCGGCGGGACATGTCTCGGTGGGGGTCGTGCTGGCGCCTCGCAGTCGCAGCAGCGGAATGGTTGTCGGTCTGGTCGGCCAGCTTCTCGTGCCCGTTGTAGGCGAGCGTGAGCGCGCACGCATCCGACGTGTCTGGCGACACGAGTCCGTCGATGATCATCTTCTCCTTGCGCATGAGGATGATCTGGTCGGCATCGGTGAACGTGTACTCGATGGCCGACACCTCGTTGAGCAACTCGTCGTCCTTCGGTAGCGCACCGCCCACGAGCCACTCCTTGAACCTGCCGTACATCTCGGCGCGCTTGTTCTTGTACATCGACGGGTCGTCGGCATCACCACCGAACTGCACGCCGAAGATGATGTCGTCATAGCCCAGCTGCTTGAGCCGGTCCACGACCGGGCCACCCATCCCGCCCTCGTCGACGTTCACGAGCACCTTGAGCCCGAGCGAGCGCAGCTTCTTGATGTGCTCGGACACAAGCCCGGCCAGTCGCATCGCGTCGAGCCCGCGCTTCTTGATGAAGCCGAACTGACGCATGTCGCGCCCGAGCCGCGTCGCGATCACGGACTGACAGGGGCCGAAGCGTGCGACGTCGACGCCGACGACTGCCAGGTCCCTGCGGTTGCCTGGCGGGATGTCGCGGAGCATCGCCTGGTCCACGCGCTCGCGGTCGATGAACTGCATCGTCGATGCACGAGGGAAGACACCGCGCACGCGCACCCGCACGAAGTCCGAGTCCTCGCCTTCGTCATGCACCCACTTGTCGAGCTGCATCTTGTTCGTACCCTCGACCGTGCGACTGTCGAGCTGCAGGCACTCCCAGCGATGGCGCAGTCGATGGAAGCAGTCGAAGAAGCGGCCGACGTTCTTCGTCGGGTTGCCGAACGCGAACCACATGATCTCCGTGTCCGCGTCGGTCAAGGCGCCCTCCGCCACCTCCCAGATTTTGTCCGCGATGGCCGAGGCCTCGTCGAAGATCAGCACGATCCGCTTGCCCTCGTTGTGAAGACCAGCGAAGGCCTCGGTGTTGTGCTCCGACCACGGCACCATGTCCACCCGCCAGGTCTTGGCGTGGCGTGGGTCAGTCGAATGCATCGACGTGGACTCGAAGCGGAACCAGTGACTCGTGATGCACATGCGGTGCCACTTGGCCAGCTCGGGCCAGGTCTTGCCGGTGAGCTGGCCTTCGGTGTTCGCAGTCACCACGATGCGCGTGTCCTCGCGCGTCGACATCGCCCACTCGATCAGCATCGCCACCAAGGCCGACTTGCCCACACCGTGGCCCGTTGAGGTGGCGTGCTGTATCACCTCGTCGAAGGTCATGGCGTTGGTCCGCAGCCGCTCGCCCACACGCTTCAGGAAGCGCTCCTGCCACAGGCGTGGCCGCTTGTGGCGGGCCAGGTCGGTGCCAGGCTGCCCCCAGGGGAACGCGAACATGACGAACCCGTAAGGATCCTTCTCGAACCGGCTGATCTCCTGGACCAGCTCAAGGTCGGAATTACTTAGGGTCGCCGCTGCCGCCACTGGTGCGCTCCCGCGCCGCGGCGAGCGCTGCGGCCAGCGAATCCGTGCCGACGTTCACGTTCACCGTGTCGCGATAGGTTGGGATGTGCTTGCGGATGTAGAGCGACGCGAGCCCGTCGCTGAACTTCCTCACGTTGCCCACGTGCATGCCCTTGTGGAAGATCGGCTCGATGTAGCCCTCGAACCCGCGCCTGCGAATTTCCTCTTCGAGGAGCGTGATGCCCGAGTCGTGGCACCGCTTCTCCTGCTCGCAGAACACCGGCGATCGCTCCCGCCACCGAAGCACGGTCATGCGGTGCACGCGTGCCGCCTTCGCTGAGCGCGAGATGTGCGCCGTCTGCGACAGGTGCACGAGATAGGCGATCTGATGCAGGTCCGTGATGCCGGCGGCCTCCAGCTCCGCACGCAGGTCGTGATCCTCGGTGACCTGCACCTCTGCATCGAGCACAGGGGAGCCGCCGTGGACCTTGCTGGGGTCGCCCACGGTCACGTCATCGTCGTCTTCGTCGTAGAGGGGTTCGTCTGCCATGGGGCGCACTGTACACGGTTCAGGACATGCGAGGCGCCCCCGTCACCCCAGGTGCGACCACCGCTCACCTCGGACGATCCGCTGCACCGTTCTCCGGGACACGCCGAACATCTGAGCGAGGCGCTTATACCCTACTCCTGCCCCGTTTAGCAAGCGGATTTTTGTAACTGACTCGCTAGTCAGTTTTGCCCGACCGTTCCGGACACCGTGAAGCTCTGTCATGTTTCGCCCTCCTGGTCACCGCAATTGCGGTGGTCTCGACCAATTTGCGGTGGACTCGGCCACGGGCGCCGTGGGGCACCCGGCTTTGCAAAAATTTGCATGGAGCATTTGGAGCATTTGGACCCCGTTTTTTCGAAACTCCCTATAGGCGTAAAAATTTGCATAATGCCCCTCTATATATTCTCTTCGTACGCGCGTGCCTGAAAGAAAATACATACACATTGCAAAAATTTACACGCTATAGGGAGTTTGCCAAAAACGGGTTCCAAACGTTCCAAATGCTCCAGCACCCCTCAATCTGCAAGTTCTTGCACTTTTTCCCTCAACTCGATCCCGATCCAGCCCCGAGTTTTCACTCCATCCTCGTCCCGCCACTCCGCCGGCTTGAACCGATTTCGCAATCTGCGACCCAGTCCCTTCGCGCTCGGGATCAAGCGCAGTTCACCCCGCATCCGGGCAAATACCTCCCACGCCGTCCACAGGCGGGCCGTCGATTCGCGACACGTGGGCCCGACTTCGCACCGGGTCTCGATGAACTCGCTGAGCAAATCCATGGTCTCGCGGTACTCCTGCCGGCTCTCCTGCACCACGGTGCTGGGCCGCAAGCCATGCTTCCGGTACTCGAACACGCCCCGCACGCACCAAGCCAGGATCCCGGACAGCTCCGCCTTCAACCGCCGTGGCCGATCCAGGTCGCGCCTGCCGGTGCGCTCGAAGTTCACCTCGAACGGGATGGGCAGCAGGCGCCGCCAGATGCCGTCATCCTCGCCCTTGACCGTGGGCAGGTGATTGGTGGCCATCACCGGCACCCAGGACGGCTTGAACTCGATGGTCATCTTCGCGTGCACCCCACGGGCGGCCATACGGTCCTCTCCGCCCGTGCTCTGCTTCACCAGGCTCTCCCGAAGGTGTGCCCCCTCCTCGGGCTCGCTGATGTTCACCAGACGCGCCTTGCGCAGCCGTAGGATGTCTTCCCGCGGAGCGCCGGCCCCGGATCCGAACTCACGCTCCGACACGAACGTGGTCGACTGAGCCGTCTTCGCGTACGTGCCGAAGGCCTCACGGATCAGCCCCAGGACCGTTGACTTCCCGTTGGCCCCGTTGCCGTGCGGTATGACGAAAACGTTTTCCGTAGGATCCCCCAGCATCATGTACCCCACGAGCCGGTGGAAGAACCCCATCAGGTCCAGGTCCCCGTCGAACACCTCGTACAGCGTCTGCTCCCAGAGCGGGGCCTTCGCTGTCGGGTCGTACTCAACGTCGGTCCCGAGTGTGATCAGTCGCTCAGGATCCGGAGGCAGCAGCTCGCCCGTTCTAAGGTCCACCACGCCGTTGCCGACCCCGAACAGGTGTGTCTCAGCGTCGAGCTGGTCCACGCCCACCAGGATGCGGCTGTCGGCCTTGGCGAGCCCGCACATGGCCCGCACCATGGCGTAGGTCTGGGAGCGGAAGGCGAACTTCATCATCGCCTCCTTCTCGTCCCCGTTGAGCTGGTCGGCCTCCACGAACAGGGCCCGCTGCGTCTGCTGGGCGAGCTGCTCGATGTCCAGGTGCGAGGCCTCGGTCCAGCGCATGCCGGTCCAGCGGAACCACCGGTCCAGCTCGCGCACGTAGACCAGCCCCTTCCCGTGCGTGTCGATCAGCCGCTGGGCGTTGCCCACCTCGGTGTAGTCCCGCTTCACCCCACCGACCTTCTCGCCCTCCACCAGGCGCCGGATCTCGGAGACAGGGACCTTGTGCTTGTGCGCCAGGTCGCCGTGCCGCTTGTGCAGTGCGGCCACCAGCTCGGCCCGCAGCAGGGGCTCGGTCGTGGTGCCCGCGCCCACCTCCCGCGCGATCGCGGTCAGCTCGCCGATGTTCTTGACTTCCTCGGCGATGCGACGGAGGAACTCGGCGCGCATGTGCTCGCGCTCGATGTTCTCGGTCGAGGCTCGAACCCGATTGGACTGCTTGATCACCCAACGGAAGGTGCGGTTGGCCTTCTTCCCGCGGAAGGTCGCCCACTTGGTCGCGAGGTCGTCGTAGCCCTGGTACTCGCGCCCGCTCTCGGACCACTGGTTCCAAAGCCCGAGCCCGTGATCGCCACCGCTGAACTGGTGGTGCAACGCCATGCCCACCTCGACCCAGGTGTGGTAGTCGTTGTTGTCCAGGTAGGACAGGTAGGTGAGGATGTCCTCGTCGGTCACGCCCGTGATCGGCGCCACGGTGACGTCGAACTCCTCCGAGGCCTCGTCCTTCGATGACACCGCAGCAGCCGGCGCGGGCCCGCTCGCGTGCAGCCCGTGGGCCTCCATCACCATCGACACTGTGGTCACGAACTCCGACCAGTGCGTCTCATTGAACTCGGGCAGCTCGCCCGCGTGGCGGTCCGCGATGCCGTCACCGATCAGATCATCCCACTCGTACGGCCTCTTGGTGTCCGGGTGGATGGCGTACACCACCGACTGCTGACCCTCGCCGAGGATCTCGATGCGGTGGCGCTCGCCCATCTTGTCGATGTACCAGGGGCTCGTCCACTTACGGAACCCGCGCCGGCAGCGGTAGTAGAGCATCGCCTTCGGTGCCTTGCCTGTACGCACCGGGGTGTAGCCGATGTGCTTGTGACACCACGCCACCAGCGCCTTCGCCACCTGCGCGTTGCCGGTGTCGATGTCGATGCCGACGACAGGGATGTCGCCCTGGCCGTGCAGTATGCCCACGCCATGACCACCGTAGCGACTGATGTCGTCGATGGTCATGCGTGCGTTCTGCCATTGACCGAGAGCGGGGCGCTTCTGGCCGGGCACGATCGGAACGATCAGGTAGCCGTTGGCCAGTAGCCTCCGTCCATAACTCTCGAAGTATCTCATCGCCTCAACCCTCCGCCCCGAACGGGCACTTGTTGCAGGCCGAGCACAGATCGCGACGGTCGACCTCGGGCAACGGCTCGCCCCGATGCGCCGCGTTGATGCTCGCGATGCTCGCCTCCAGCTTCGCAGCGTAGTCAGCCGACGCTCGACGCTCACCTGGCATCAGGTGCGAGCGAAGGTAATGCTGCGACGTCTTCATCGCCTTGGCCAGCCGCGCCCGTTCACCAGGGGCAGCCGCCTCCCACCACTCGATCAATTTGCTGAGCACCATCATCACCTCCTTGGGTAAAGCTACAGGATAGCACAAGCTGACTCAGCAAATGGTTGTTGACACCAACATCAGCACAAGCTAATCTATGTCCGTGGTTAACGAATTGGAGAGTGTGATGGGTTTCCTGGACGATCTGCTGCACGATCTGGACCGAGATCAACTCGTTGCTCTTCTGAACTGGGTTGCCGTCAACCGGTTTCCGCTGAATCGTGCGGCTGTCCGTGGTTGGCGTCGTCGGAACGGTCTCTAAGACACAAGGAGGTGTGAGATGGACCTGCGCTTGAAGCTCAAGGGGGTGTCGCCGGAGAGGGTGATCCTCGCTTGGGGCGAGTTGATCGAGGAGGAGGGGAGGGACATCAACTATTCCTTCGCCTTCGTCTACAACGGACTCATCGCCAGCAGCTTCTGCAGCCTCGCCGGAGCGGCCGCGGACATCGAGCTGATGGTGAAGAAGATGCCCGACGTCGACAAGGTCGTCTCCTGGGTTGGTGAAGCGTACGTTGAAAAGGAGGGTGTGTGATGGCCAAGTTCTACTACCACAAGCTCCCGGCCGGATCGAAAATCCCCGGGTACAAGAACCACGCGAAGGAGTTGGTCGTCGTGTGGTCCCTTCTGAAGTTCCTCGAATCCAACGGGCACGCGCCGATCAAGGTCTTCGACGGGGAAGAGAACGTGATGGTGCGCAGCGCCGAGGAAGCCTTCGAGAACGCGGTCGCGG